GCTCATATCTCTTTATCCTCGATCACTTCAAGCATTACGTTAATAATGTCTAACACCTGTTTAGTTTGGCTATTTGGCTTTTCTATAAAGTGGCCTACGTGTGCGCGCAGCTGCATTAGTGCATTTGTGTAGCCTGCGTCATACAACTTTTCTAGCGTTACTTTCTCGTTCATGCCCTGTTTCTCCATTTCTCACAAAAGCCGCACGGCTTTCCTATGTAATACCAAGCGCCGCAAGTGCAGCGCTCTACCTCGTTATCGCTCATTACGTGTAACCCACCCGTACCAAGTAGATACAGCCTCTTCCCACGTTTTAACGTGCGTTCCACCGTTATACCAAACCTCGCAATAGTGAACCGTTTTGGTACTTGTGTCCCCGTAGCCGATTATTACCGTAAAGTTTGGCATTGACGATAGGTTTTTAAGTCCCCTAGCCTGCCCGCTTTTTAAGTCCATTAAAGGCACTTCGCCAGTTCCGTCCCAATGCTTCATCTCGATCATTAGGTAAGCCCAACTGTGCCTTAAATAGTAGGCTACAAAACCGTCTACATCTGACATAGTTACGGTGTTACCCATGTTTCCAAGCAATCCCCATTCGTCAAATAGCCACGTATTCTTTCGGTGGGTTTCCATGTCGCGCATTAAATGGGTCATTTGTCTAAGTACCTAACGACCTCGCTTATTTTGTCCCAATCGTCCCCAGCTAGGGCTTTCATGGTGTCGCAAGGCCACGCGGCAAAATTGTCAAATACGTCAGGGTCTAAACAGGCCATACACCAACTAACACCGTCGCGTGTTTGCATGGTGTGTAACCTGCGTACACGGTTAAGTGTTTCTTCTAGCTTGGCGTAACTGTTGCCCGCAGGACATTCACAGTTACAGTATTCGCTATGTAAAGGGTTTCCCATGATTATTTGCTCCTATCCCATTTGGCCTTGCAGCTCTCGTCAATACCGCCCACGGTGCAAACATAACCCGCGTAAGGTGTGCCGTCTTTCTTTAGTCCGGTCTTTCTTCTCATGTCGCCGTGCGCGCATTGGGGCACACTAAGCGCTGCTGGCTCATCTGCTAACGCCCATGGGTCTACTTCTTTAGGCGCAGCTGTTGGCGTTACTTGCCTGGCTTGTGCCGCGTTCACTTCTTGCTTACTGGCCATGGACTTACCCAGCCCAATACCTAACGCGCCTATTGCCCTGCCTATCGCGCTAGTTTCTAAGTTGGCTAATTCGCTGCCCCTAGTAAAGGCTGTCTTGCCTTGTGCCAGTTCGCTACAAGTACCGGTGGCTGGCCTTGGGTCGTCTGGGTTTCGGTAGACACTAGCAACACCCCAAATAAAGTCGGGGTTGCCGTCCATGATGCCCTTAAAGTCAAACTGTATTGACGCCTCGGGAAACTTCTTATAAAGCAATTCAATGCGGGTCTTGACGTCTACATAGTCGCTAATGTCGTAGCTCATACCTGCCAACCGTCACGCTTCATTTGTTCTTCGATCGTGTCGCCGTTTAGCCATTCGTCGCGGCGTCTGTATTCGTGCGCTTCTTGTATGCGTACACCTAGTAATAGGCCGCCTAATGCACTAATAATCATTAGTAATAAAGTAAATCCGTTAAAAAACATTGCCCTGTTTCCTTTGTTAGTTATTTATCTTTGTCTATCTGGTCTTGACTGTATCGCTTGACACCGCCAATTTTTAGCGGCTTAAGTGTGCCGTTCTTTTCCCAGCGCCATAAGGTCGTGCGATTAACTTGCAGCTTGTCCGCCATTTGTTTAGCGGTTAGATACTTTTCCAATGTTGCCCCTAAATGCCCTGTGTGTTTATTGTCGTTGCATGGTGTTGCACTTGTCAAGCACCTTTTACTTTTCTGGCGTGTCGTCGTCTTTCTCACGTAGCGGTAAGGTCACTAGCCAGACCGTTACACCGATTATAATAAGTAGCCCTGTTACCTTTTTGGCGCTGCCGTCTAACGTAAAATACGCTATCCCAAGGCCTATGTAGGTGTATGTGTCGGCGGTGATCGCCTCGACATACTTACGTAGCCACTTCATTTTGTTATTCTCCTTATACTTCCTGCAATTTGGCTAACAATAATTGCCGCAATAGCAACTATTTGGGCTTCTTCTCTTTCTTCGTCGCTCATGTCCGAGCCCACGTTCATAACGGCTTCGGCAGCTGCGGCTAGTTGTATAACCCCGACTATTTGCAAGGCTTCCGGTATCTCAATAGTTTGCACCTGCGGGTTTACAATGGGAGCAGCTAAGGGGGTCGCTTCAGGTGTCGGTTCTGGTATTGGTGTTTCGGCTATTTCTGGCGTTGCTGTTGGTGTTGGTGTTGGCTCTAATACTGGCGCTACTACTGGCGCTTGTGTTTGTGGCTCTGGCGTTGGCTCTGGGCTGGGTGTTCCAAGGCTTTCTACTGTTGGCGACGGTTCTATTGTCGGTTCTAAAGTAGCTTCTGGCGTAGGTGTAGGTTCTTCGGGTGTTGGACTTGGTAAAGGCTCTTGGCTTGGTACTGGCTCTATGGTGGGTTTTGGGCTTGGTTCAGGCGTTGCGCTAAGTTCTGGCTCTGGCGTAGGGGTCGGGGCTATGCCGTTATACCAACGTAGCGGGCTATCAGGTTCTAACGTGTCGCTAATGTAAGTGGTATAAATACCCGCGTGTCCACCCTCGCAATAAAGCCTAGGTATGTCGCCTTTACCGTTAAAATATAGGTTGCTATTATCCCAGCCAACTTCTCTAGTTACTTGGTTGCCCTCTGGGTCGGCGCAAGTGATCGAAGTAAACGCGGCAGCTGCAAAAGCGGGTAAAGGTTGCACTAACATAAGTGCGCCAATGATTAGGGCTATAATCGCCGTTTTCTTGCTCATGGCGTCCAATACTTGACTTGACGCTCTGGGCTATTGCACTTGCCCCCACCTACCTTGAATTGCGCCACAATTGGGTGCTTGGTTTTCATTTCCCAATACGTCGTACCCTGCCATGTCTTTGGCGTTCCCTTGCCCAATACCCAAGTAGTTGTACCCGTTGTATCGCGCTTACCGTCCGGCAATAGTCGGGCAAAGCGTATTTTTACATACTTCGGCGGCTTAGTGCAGGTTAGGTGCAGCTGCGCGAAGAATAAGGAGCGCTCGCCCCCAAGCTTGTAAGTCTGGCTTTCGGTATTCTTGCATAGCCCCGAAACTTTAGCGTTTGCGATTACATACGGCGCGGTATCTTCTGCCATGACTGGCACAGTAAACAACAAAACGCTACCCCCAAGAATTGCCGTTAGGCGTTTCTTCATTTCTTCTTAGCGGTCTTACCTGCGTCTATGGCTGCGTCCATTTCCTTTTGGGATAGTTTGCCGTCGTCAATAAGTCCTTTAGCAGCTTCGCGCATTACTACTACAAGTGGAAGTAAGGCGGCCATAAGTGCGCCCTTAACTGGCTCAATACCTACGCCTGCGGAAAGCCCGAAAGTGGCTAAACTTTCATAAGCGATTAGCGCTAATACTCTTACTATAAATGTTTTCAAGGCGTACCTTTCGTAGTGGTTACGCCCTGTTATTTGTTACTAGCTTGCTAAAATGTCTTTCGGGTCTATTGGCTTGCCTGCGCTCCAGCGCTGCGCTGTTCTTAGTTCTACGTGTAAATGTGCTCCGGTACTGTTGCCTGTATTTCCACTTTCGGCAATATGCTGGCCTTTAGTTACTTTGTCGCCCGGCTTAACTAATGCCTTAGACAGGTGAGCATAGATAAACCAACCGCCCTCGACTTTCTGAACTAATTGCGTACCGTATGCCTTGCCCCAATTAGCAGCTTCTATTTTTCCGTCTGCTACGGCTAGTACGTCTGTGCCCTCGGGTACTGCAAAATCTACGCCTGTATGAAAACCTGTAGACCAATGACGGCCTTTTTTATTCCAAGGCGTTGTAATTTTTCCGTTTTTAATTGGTAGTGCCATTATTCAGCGCTCGGCATTTCTGGAGCGTCTGCAACCTGCTCTAGATACGTTTCGTATTCTTCGTCTGTCATTTCGCGTACAAGGTCGTCAATTTGAATAAGTGGATTTGTCATTAACTTGCTCCGTATCCGTAGACGTAAATCGTTCCACCTGTAATTGTTCCGCTACTAGTAGTCAAGGTAAAGGCTGTGTAACTGTTTGCATCATTCAAAAAACCTTGTGCATCATTTCGAAAATAAGTTGTGCTTGTACCTGTTGCTTGATATCTTGCCATAGTGCGCTTTGTAGCAAATGGATTATCTAATTCAATTTGACCTGATAAAGCATTCGTGGAGCAGTAGACAACACTTTGAAAATTTGCAACGTTAGAACCGTTTGCACCGTTTACAGTACTAGAACCATATTGCTGACTTGCACCTGCCCAATAGTAACCAGTTGCAGTTGAGCCTAAAGTTAAATTAAGCGCGAGATCGCCACTAGCAACACCGCCAGAAACTACTATTTTGTAAAGGTCATAAGTTGCACTAAATGCACCCGTAACGGTAACAGATGAAACACCTGTCCCGATAGTTTGCTTTTTGATTAAACGTAGACCGGGGTAATTGCCACCCAAAGCGGTAAATAGTTGGGTGTCTACGTCCTGCCCAAGGTCGCGCATAGCTAGCGCGCCGTCCTTAACTAGGTCGGTATCGTCGGGTATCTCAAACCCGTAATTTGTCGTAGTAGCCATTTAAGCATTCTCCCATATTGTCGCTGGATTGTAGGTATTCCATGTAGTCGTGTTTGGCACTTGTAGCCAAACCTGGCTTTCGTAGGTTTCCGAATAGGCAGACACAAATAGGGATAGGTCTGCGGTGTAGCGGGTTAAGTTCCATTCCCAGCCCTCTACGAACCCGTCAAAAGTCTGCCCAAATACGGCGGGTAGCTCATTGGTGCTTATGCGTAGTCCGGAATAAACGGCGGCTAATTGGTCGCGGGTTGCGTCTGTAACCGTTGGACTATGCAGGGGCACGGTAAACACGGCGGGGTAATTGCGTGGGTAAGCACGGCTGTATAGGTAGGCTTCGGCTTGCTCTTCGGCGTCGCTGCCATTTTCTAAAGTCGTAGTTTTACTAGCTGCCAATTGCCCGTACAAAATCTTGCTCTGTTGATCTTGGGCGTTCTTTGTCTGGCCGTTTTTATAGACTATTGTTACGTCGTTTACAATTTCGCCCCATTGACTATTGCTACTTAAGCCGTTGGCTAGTAGGTCGTCTGCGGTTAGCGCGTAAGGCGTGGCTAGGGCTCGGCTAGCGTAATCGTCATAATGTAGCCCGCCTATCCCGTCCTCCCATAGAACCCCGCGCCCTGATTGAGCGGCGGTTTTGGCGATCTCGTAGGCGTTGGCTTCGGCAGCTGCGTAGGCGGTTAGCTCGTATTGTCCAGGCACGTCTACGTTGGCCGTTAGATCGTCTACTAATGCAATACTTTCGGCGTCATAACTTGCCCAAGTAACACCGTTAGGCAGGCCTGCCCAAGTAGTAACCGTGTCTAGGTCGTCCCATTCGGTTACAAATGCTTCGGTTAAAATGTTAAGTATCCGTGTGCCGTCAAATTCCTTGGCGTAGCCGTCTGTACCTGCTAGGCGCTTATTTAATAGGGCTAGCGCTCCTACGGCTGTAACGCTGTAACGGGCTATTGAGCCTATGTCGCCGTACTGGGGTAGCGAAATACTAATGTCGGAAATAGTGCCCGTAAAAATTGTCTGTGTGCCTGTAGTGCCCTTGTTAATGGATACGGTCAGGCTGTCGGATAGTTCAACGTCTAAAGGCTGGCTAGCGTCCGTCCATAGTTCAATGCTGGCATAACTTGGCTCGGGCTGGTTAAGTACGTCTTTACGACCGGACGAAATTCTAACGCTAGATAGCGTGTTATCTGGGTAAAAGATACCGCCGTCTATTTCGACGGTTGGGTATGGCTCATAGCTCGTCATAGTGGAGAACCTGCAAGGTTTACCGCGCCAGTTCGTAATGTGCTATTTTGCATAACCCGTTCGATAGTTCGGCGGGCACTTTCGGCGTCTACAATGCCGTTGAGAATAAAGGTATTACCGCCACCGCTTCCGGCATTTGGCACAATGCGACCTGAAACACCATTGGGTATAAAGGTTTCTGCTCCAAATTCCCCAACCCTGTAAGCCTGTCCAGCTCTTACTGTTCCGCCTGCAGCTCTACCGCCTCCGAAACTGCTAACAATGTTGCCTAGAAGTTGTCCAAATTTGCTAGCCGCTATAGCGCTGCCAATGTTCTTAATTCCTTGGAAGATACTGTCTACTAAGTCCCTAAATGGCTCGATCTTTTTGTAGGCCAATACGAAACCTGCGGCTAGTGCAGCTACGGCTAAGACTACTAAGCCAATTGGGTTAAGTAGCATTACGGCATTAAACACGGTCTGCACAATAGTTACGGCTTTAATAACAAGGCTTAGGGCGTATAGTGCGCCAGTTAATGAACCTACTACTAAAACTACTGTTGAAAGTAACTTAGAATTTTCGGCAGCCCAAGCGCTAAAAGCTTGTAGTTTCGGGGTTAGCATTTCGATAAGTGGAAGTATGCCCGTGCCAATAGCGTCGGCTACACCGTCTAGGGCTAGTTTGATCTTGTCAAAGCTCGACGCGCTAGCCGCAGCTGTTCCGCCTACTTGCTTTTCGATAGCCCCAAGTACCATGTTTTGGGCTTCTAGTAATTCCCCGCTCTCAACAAGTACCTTAATTTTTTCTTTTTCTTGCGCCGTAAAAGTTACACCGGAGCGCGCTAGGGCTGTAATTCCCTTGATCGGGTCTTCTAATGCTTTACCAAGTTGGACGGCGTTAGTTTCTGCCGAACCGAACCCAGCCGCGGCAAGGTCTAAAGCTGCTACGGTTGCGCGATCAAATGCGCCTCCTGCGGTGTTTACGGTCTTAGTCAAGTTGGCGAAAGTTGCTAATTTAGTTTGGGTTGCCTTAATTACGTCCGCATCTACGGCGGTTAAATTCTGTAGGCTTTCGGCGTAGGCGTCCACGCGCTTAACGCTGTCCTCAAAGCCCATACTTGTAAGTACGTTGTTTAGTTTGGCGCTAGCGATCTCGGCTTCTTCTAAGCCCTTGGCAGCTAAGATAGCCCCGCCTGCAATACCTACGAAAGCGCGACCTGCGGCCTTGCCTGCTCGGTCTACCTTTTTAGCAAAATCCTGCGATTTTTTAGTAGCCGCGTCCATGCCCTTAACAAAGTCGGAAATGTTGGCAAGTAGCTTTAAGTTAAGCGTTCTAATTTCGGCCATGATTAAACCTTGCTCCAGTTGGCTAGTACGTCGTCTACGGCAGACTTCCAGCGCCTAGTAATCTCTGGCTGTAATGTTTTAAGCGTCTTGAAAATGCCATACCCTGCCTTGTTAGGCATAGGAAACCGTCGCCCACCGTTAGGGAATTGCCCGCCTATGCTTGTCGGGTTCGCGCCAAATTCCGAACCAAAGATAATGTTGCCAGACACCGCGCCGCCTGAAAACTTAGTACGCGCCCCGCCTACTAAAACGCTTGGGTCGCGGCGCTTCACTGCTCTAGCGGTTTGTAGGGCTCTTTCGGCCTGTCGCGGGTAAGGGTTCATGCTGTAGGACTGTTGGATATGCGGGACTGTCCAGGCACTAATAGCGCTTACCTTGTCTTTAAGTTCTGTTTTAGCTTCTTTATCCATAGTCTTAAATGCACGGTAAAGCGCGGCTAGTTCGTTAAGGTCAGGTTCAATTGCGGTATCGTTAGCCACTTTTGTTATTCCTTTCCAAAATCTCTAGCACGGTCATTATGTCTTCTGGGCTTCGGGTTTCCCATTCTGTAGGGCTGGTCTGGGTGGCTACTGCTATTTCTAACAATAGCCGCGCCAGACTTCCTACTTCGTGGCTTTTGGGTTTGCTTCCACCGGCTCTATAAGCTCGACTTCGTTAATCCAACCCTCGAAAGGTTTAACCTTGCTAGTTCGGTTTGCCACCGACCAAGCTAAGTAGGCTAAATCTTCCATACCAACACCGTTAGCAAGATCGCTCATTTTGCGCTTGCTGTGCCGTTCCCATGCGATAAAGTCCGGTACAACGGCTACAAGTTCTAGCTTCTCACCATTGGTATAAGTTACCTCTAGTTCCATTTTCATTTTTTAGTGCCCTGTTCTCTTAGTTAGGAGCGGGTTACGCTGCCTTCGTCTACGACTAGTTCTACTGTGGTGGTCAATACATCTACTGCGCCGCCGCCTACTACTGGGTAGTTAGCGAAGCAAGTGCCGGTAAAAGTCGAACCGTCTGCATCAAAGCTAAAGCTAATAGCGGTATCTGGATTTGCCTTAGCCTTGTCCCAAAGTTGATCGCAAACCGAACCAGCTGCGCCCCAGTCTGCAAACATTTCTACAGATAAAGTAGCGGTCTGGTCAATTGTTTTATAAGCGCGGCCAGATAGTACCTCTAGCACGGCTTGGTTTTTTTCTACAGTTAAAGTTACGGTGCTTGCTTGCGCGTCGTAGCTGTCGCCGTCAATGGTTAGGGTTAAGTCCCTACCGGTAATATAAGTTGCCATTCTGGGCTAACCCTTTCCTTGTTGTTATGTGGTTGTTACTAGTTCTATGTTAAGTGAGCTAGTAAGCATTTGTTGTCCTGAAACTTCTTGTATTTGCGGTTGCGTCCAGCCGCCTAAAATCGAAGTCCCCGTAGGTAGTTCATCAAAGGTATCTAGCATTAAGGCTTCCATGTTTGCTAGCGCGGCCTGATTATCAGCTGCGCCGACTATTGCGGTTATCTCAAAGCGCACGTTAATACGGTTGCCCGCTCCGCCAATACTTGCAGCTGTTAGGTAAGGGCTTGCTGGCACTAGCACTAATGCTGGCGGGGTTATCTGTTCTCTTGGGAATGAATAAACTACGCGACCGGCAGCGCCCAAGGCGGTTGCTAAGTCGTTGCGTAGGGTAACTAGGTTTGCCATTACCCAACCAAACTATTGGTATCTACGTCTTTACCTAAAAGTCCCATAATGCGCTGGAGCATGGAGCGACCTAGGCGGTAAGGTGCTGGGGCAAAATCTACGCCTTGCTGTCCCATAGTTCCCTTGCGGGTTTCCCAAATGTCCACGGCTAGGGCTAGGCAGGCTTCTCTTACGCTGTCGTTAGCGTCATAAAGCGCAGCTTGTGAAGTGAGCACGGCAGAACCGTAAGGGCGTAGCGGTGTTTCTACTACGTCGGCAGCTGTAATTGCTACCTTGAAGCTGTCGGCCTTGTGTTCGGTTACTGTACGCGAACCGTTAAAGGTAGTTGGGCAGCCTGTTACGGTTAGCGCCGAACCTACGACAAAGTCGTGTGGCTCTACGGTGTAGTAAGTGGCTACGTTATCTTCTAGCTTTACCGAAACAATGCTAGACCGGTTAAATTCTAGGTAACTTAAAATAATGCTACTAGCGGCGTCTGCCACTTGTTGTACTTCTGCGTCTGGATAGATTGAGCCAATGCCAAGTACGGCTTTTAGTTCTGTAATGTCAATAATTGCCATTTGTTCAACCTCTCTCTATTGGGGTGTGTGGGGGGCACAGGGCAGCACCCCCCACACGATTAAATGGGCGTCTTAGCTCTGCTGGTAAACGCGGATACCCAAAGGCTTCTTTAGGGCGATTGCGCCATAACCGTAAACAGAAATTTCGATCTGTCCCGTGCCGATTGCCTCGGCACGTACTTGACGTACTGGGCTTTCGTACCATGTTGCGGCTTCTGGTGCGACCAAGATCATGCCCTCGTCGCCACCTGCTCCAATGTGTGGGTCTACGTATAGGTTTGTTCCCAATACGCTACCTACGATTGAAGTGCCATTGACAGCGCCTGGTGCGTTCTGCGGTGCAGCTGCCATGTATAGCGGACGATCTGCGCCGTCTTGGTAGCCCATGATTGCAGCCCAGTTAGTGCTGTTCGCTACAAGGTTGCGGGCAAAGCTGCCTGAACCTGCGTAAGCTGCGGCGCTTTCGGTTGCAATGAATGACTGTAGGCCGTCTGCCGAACCTGCTACTGCGGTGGCGTCTGTTCCACCGGATAGAAGTGCGGAAACTACTGCAAGGTCTGTTGCCTTAGCGTAGGCTGCCGACATTTCGCGCAATAGTTCTGTTAGAAATGCAGGGTTAGATCTGTCAATGAGCTCGTAACTCACGATACTAGCGCCCGCGAATTTGTTGACAGAAACGGTCAAGAAGTCGGAGGTCATTGGTGTACCGAATGGGTTGCCCTCTTCGTTTACGTCTGCCACAGTTGGGGCTTGTGTTAAGCGCGGCAAGGTGAATGACATACCGGAGGCTGGCAATGCGCCACCTGAAATAGCGTCGATTGTTGGGCGTCCAACAATTGTGTTGCTAATGAATTCGGTTAGGTGGGGGGCAAGGGTTAGGCCTGTATTTGTTGTGGTACTTTCGTCCGCAGCTCTTACATACTGGCGGCTATCTTCGTTGCCCATAGCTGCCTTAATGGTGTGCTCTAGGTAAGAAGTGCCGTTTACGATTGGGCTACGTGGTGCGGTGCGAATTGGAGCGGCAGCTTGTACAACCGGTGTAACGGCTTCTACTTCTGCGGCTTCAACTTCTGGTGTTTCGTTTTCCATTGTTGTTTCCTCTTGGTTTTCCTCAGCTGCTGCCTCGGGGGTTTCTGGGGTTTCGTCGTCCTCGGTTGCGGCGACTTCTAAAATTTTGGCGTCCTTGAATGCAGGGTTTGTTACGTGAGCAACGGCGGTTAGTGTTGCCTTGCTTATTTTCATTACGCCCTTGTCTATGGTGTATTCGTCTGCGCTGGCTTCAATCGAGAAACTAGGGCGCAAACCCTCGGCGGCTTCAATAAGCGCATCTGTTCCTGCGGTGGTCGGAGCGATCTTAAAAGCCATGTTTATGCCTGCGGGGGTTACTTCTTCGCTGCCTGGAATACCGCGCCCTAAGACATTGGTAGTTACGTGTTCGCGGTTAAGGATAATGTTCTCGGCCTTGATCTCGTTAAACGCGCCAAACTCGAAAGAAACCGCGCCTGCCGAAGTGTTGCCTACCTTGCCAAACGGTACGACCATGCCACGAATTACGCGGGTTTCGGTGTCTGCGGCTAGTATTTTGCCGTCAAAGTTAATTTTCATTAGTTTCACTTCCTCGGGGGGCTAGCCCCTCCATTTCTCGGGCTTCGTCTATGTCAATTAGTCCTAGCTCTAACATTCGTCCGGTCACTTCAATACGCTCAACGGCTGTACCGCGTAGGTATTCTTCCACCTCGAACCTTACGTGCTGGGTCATTGGGGTAATGTCGTCCATGCTTAGGCGCTGTTCCACTGCCACCAAAAATGGCATAAGCGATAAGTCGATCAAGCTGCGACGTTCCTGCAAAGTATTGCTATATGTGCTACTAGTGCTTTCAGCGTTTAGATACCATGCGGGAATGTTCATAAGTCGGGCTATTTCGGTGGCCGTGTTCATGCGGTTGGCGCTAAGTTCCATTTGTGTAGCGTCAAAACCAAAACTTTCAACTTCAAGGTTGCCCGATAGGTAAGCGGTTGAGCGCTGGGAGCGGGCTGCTTTCCAGTTGGCTAACAAGCTGCTA